TAGCCGCACGACTAATAGCCCGTTTAATAACAATAAACAAGGTACGAACGTTGATGCGGTTAAAGGCAGAAGGTGCTTTAAGCAGTGTCTTATCACCAAACAACACAGTGCCTTCGCCCGGAAATGATATGATAGAGTTAATGCCATCTTTGTACAAAACATCTCGTTGTGCTTTGTTTGGCGACCATGCAAGCTTGATAACGTTCTTCAACTGTCCACGGTTTAGACCAGCGGGAGAGAACCAAGGTTCTGCGGTAACAAACAAACGAGAATGCAAACCAGCGGCATCGGAATCACAAGGAATCCATATGGTGGTGTCATTGTATTTGTCATTAACCAGTTTCCAGTTATCAACACCGAATCCATAAGAAGTGTTTTTGTTGATTGTGGTGTTAAAGAATTCTCTAACATCAGCAACAGCAGTCAAATTATTATAAACATCAGCAAGATCAGGAGCTACAAAAGCTACAGAATCACCACGACCTTCACACACATCAACAGCGCGAATTTTAGCGGCTGAGTCTGCACCAGAAGTCATCAGTCGAACAATGTCAACAGACTCTGAATTAGCAAACATATCAAACGCGGTTACAAAGTCGGCATTAGTTTGTACGTTGTCATCTACACCACCTGTAAGGGATGCTTCAAACAAACCAGTAGAAAATTCAATTGCATCTGCGGAATAGCAGTAGATGTAGTTTGACTGATTTTTAAGGGCTTCGACCACATATGCGCTAGTACCATCAACTTTCTTTGCGCCTAAAACTTTTGAAAGTAGTTCGTATTTTTCAATTACAGCACCAACAGTACCAGTGATCAAACCATCTTCATCAATTACGATCAGGTTGAATGTGTCGCTGGTTGGTGCATAGGTAAATTGATCTTCAAATTCCCAACCAGCAAATCCTGCTGAATCAGCAGCAGAAATTTTAATAGAGTTAGAAAGCGCACCAGCATAACGACCAATAAAGGCCGGAACTTGTGTGGTGAATGATGCATCAGTAAGAAGATCAAATGTTGATTCATTCTCAACCAGAATAGGGGTTTGACTAGCTGCATCAGCAACTGAATCAATCGAGTTCAAGGCACCAGTACCAACTACACGAACCACTTCCAAAGGCACACCATATAGCATATAGTTTGCGGCAGAAAGGAAATATAGTGCGGTCTGTTTATCTGGCTCACTGAACCTTTTAACCAATTCGTTTTCATTGGTGGTAATGCTAACAATTTCGTTAGCTGGCCCCCAACGAAACATACCTACATAACCAGTAGCATTAGTTGTAATGCTCTGGATAGTAAAGGTTAAATCTTTTTCTTTTGAAATTACACTTGGAGAAGTCATAGTTTTTTGAAAACCTCATAATTGGTTTGTTTTATTGTGTCTGATTCTATTTATGATTTGACCGGCTTAAATTAAAACCCGTCAAAAAATACATCATTTCTGTCAACTTCCCCTTGCTTTATTCCGAATGGATTTTGTGTAACGTCTTCACCTTGCCCATCAGTCGGATCAAAATCACGCTCAATAAATCCAAATGGGGTTAGTTGTTCGTTGTTTTCTTTATCTTTCAAGAGTTCAACACGAGTGTTGATATCTGTCATATCTTTAAAGTATTGTTGTGTTGTTGCCCATGCAAAGAGAACACAACACATTGCAAAATCGTCATTGGCACCAGAATCAGCTTCGTAGCTTTTTCCTTTAGGAACGAACGTACCAAATTCATCAATGACCGTCTTATCGTTCAATTCAATCTTTTCATTCTCAACCAGAGTTTTGATGTTAGAACAACCAACAGACTTAACCGCAGTAGTTGTTCTAACACCAAGCTTACAATCATTCCCATACCAAATTATCTGTCTACTCTTATCAGATTTTGTCATTAGTAGTTCTTCATATTCGTATTCGTTGTATAGAATAGAAGCTACTTGTTCACCAATATCGTTTATCTCAACCAAAACCATCGCATTGTTGTAATGTTGTGCTGTAGAGTTAATAATGGTTGGATATAACACTGGTGATATTTTGTTATTTCTATATGTTGCTACCACTTTATAAGGAAGTTGTGTTACATCAAAAACAATAAACGCGCTAAAATCTTGTGATAACCCTCGACTAACATCAACGGTCATAGCATATATATGCCCCGCTTGCTCATCGTCTGGTAATATAGGATGTTCATATATCTTTAAATCGTCACGAACTTCTACAGGGCTTCTCTCGATAAGATTTTCAAGTACATTACCAGAAATTAGAGAATTAGAAGACCCCCTAAACAATACGTTAAATTCCTGATCAAATTGCTCTTGAGATGTATTAGCAATCTGTTCCTTTTTCCATTCTTGATCACGTCCCGGCACCATATCCCATGTAACTTTATGGTTAACGTATTTATTGATGCCTTCAACAGATTCTGTGTAAAGCTTATAAAACAATCCACGAGCGCCATTAGGAGTTGATGAAACTATAACTTGTGAATTTTTACCAGATGTAATAACTGGATACGTTGATTCATAAAATGCCATATCATCACGAAGAAAACTGCATTCATCAATATATAAGAGTGATATCGAGGTTCCCCGAATTGATGATGAAGTTGAAGTTGCACAAAATATTTTTGAGTAATTTGCAAACTTCATAGATCGTTTATTGTATTCAGAAACACCACACTTTAAAAAGTTTGGTAGGTTTTCGTAAGACATCTGCACCCTACCCATAATTTCTTGAGCTTGCGCTAATCGGTTTGCTAATATAGCTGTATCTTTAGAATCATTGAATGTATTAAACCAAAGAATATATGCCGCAGTAGTCTGTGTATTGTGTGTTGGTATTAGAGTTTCGCCACAAACAAACATATGATCATCATCATCAACCGTCAAACATTGCATATAAACCTTTTCTTCTTTTTCTAGTTTTTTATAAGAAGATAGATATATTCTTTCGTTTTTGGGATGTGATTTGCAATTAGCTTGCCTTTCTAATTTTCTTGGGAGTTTGAATATCTCAAATTTATCAACAGGTACAGTAAATGATAGTGTATAATAAGGATCACCATAACCACTAATATACTTTTCTCTGATTCTTGATTTAATACCAAGTGTAGATAGTATAAGGCGAACTTTATCTATAATCGCTTTATCTTTTTGATAAAACTCACAAGCACCATACTCACTACAATGTCCATCTGAATCCATTAACCCACGAATGAGTTCCAATCTCACTTCTTTAGAATTATAGATGTAATTTTCTGGAATGTGTTTATTATTGGTTAAATTTGATAATCTAAGTTCTTTGTGTAACCCCTCTACTCTAAATCTACCAGTGTGTGTTGTTCTTTTGTCTAGTGTAAATTTATCATCTTTTGTAACATTGACAACAGACTTATAAAAATTAAAATCATCAAGATGACTACTAATAGAGCCGCCTTGAGAATCTCCACCACCAATCCATAGTCCCAAAGTATAAGGGTCAATCGAAACAGGTTTATGATCAAATTCTAAAGGATTTGTAATATCAATCCATAAACTACCGGATTTTTTATTTTTTCTAACATTATCAAATTCAGAAATCATATATTCTGTATTGCGTACATATTCAAATTTGTTCTTGTTTGATGATTTAAACGCCCATAGATGCTCACCACAAGCTTTTATTGTTTGTCCATTATCAAAAGTAAGCTCATATTGATTCATATCATTACGTTGTTCACTTATGAACGTAATATCAGTCGTCTTTCCATTTCTACCGTAAATTTTATCACCAACTTTAAGATCACCATTTTTAACAAACCCGTTTGGTGTCATAATTGGTGTATCAAGATCAATCATTTTACCACTTTGGCGAGACTGCAAAGTTATTATAAATCTGTTTTTTTGATACTTATCCAGTAATTCTTCTTGAAAGTCATACAAATCAAAAGGAATCACACCATCATCAATTGATATTATTTTTATATATTTTCTAGTAAAATAGGCACAATTCTTCATACACTTAATGTATTCAAGTTTTTGCATCAATGAGTATTCTGGCTTTTCTTTCTTATTAAGAATATGCTCATTTTTTTGATAATAGTAAGCAGGGCCAAGAAATATATCATCAACTTGAACACTATAAGTATTCTTTCTGATATATTTCTTGACAAGAGTTCTATTTTCTTTTACAAATTCTCTTACATTAAATGGATGTATTTGCATTATTATTGTTTGTCATCGTCATCTAGGTCATCTAGAAGATCATCGACACCCTTTGGTTGTTTCTCGTTGTAGAAATTGTTTTGTGTGTTATGAACTGTGCTAGGAGTAGATACAGCACCTTTCTCATTTTCCAGATGTTTGTGTAGCTCCATGAGGTCTTTGCTCATTTCTGAAATATTTTTCATCAGTGTGCTAGAGACTTCAAACGCTCTCGGATGCTCTGATTCCTTAGCAAGCATCAGAGAGCCTTCTAACGCGCTTGTACCACGTTCTATCAAACCCCTAAGAACCGTCCTAGTGTAGTTGTAATCATCGTATACATCACTCTCACACTGATCTACAGGTACTTTGGATGTAACAGGAGTGTATTGAATCAAATCAAAACTTTCCCGAGGCATTGTTTCGTCATCTAGACCATCTAAATGAGAATCAACATCATGCTC